GGTATGGTGCGCTAGCCGCCGGGCGGCAACTCCCCGCACCGTCAATATACTCCGGCTACACCAGTCCCTGAGTGTGCGGGGACTCCTCGTCGCCTCTCTGTCCATGGGGGCGACTTCCCCCGAACTGTTTAGGTTCGGGGGTTTTTCTTTTTCTACCTGTGCTTACAGTTATAAAGCCATCGCGCCATTAAAAGCGCTTCGGCCCGGTCGGCGTATTTCTTGAGGTTGAGCGGTGCCTCGGGGTAAGTTCTGATCGCAAACGCCCGGCATAGCTCTTTATCAGAGCTCAGCCCGAAGTACTTTTTCCAAGTCGCAGGGGTTACGTACACAATGTGAAGTCGCGTAGCCGAAACCGCCGCTCGCGCAACCCCAAACGAATCCCCTAGGCTGAAAACCGAACTCACACCCTGGCCGGGCATAGCGTTGACGCGCTCAAGCGCAACTTCCGCGTCTTCGTCCGCTGGGGCATAGTGCCTCAGAAGCTTGAGAAGCCCCACCGCGTCAACTTCGTTCTTAACGCTACCCGAACCCTTAGCAACGGTGGGCATGTCCTCTACGGCGACGAATCGTCCGTCTCTGAGCACCCCCACCGCCCCGCTCAAGCCGGGGTCAATACCGATCGTGATCATAACGCCTCGTAGTGTTCGCACCCGGCCCGCTGCTCGTCGAGGGTTAGGGTGTGGTTGTTGAGTTCGCATACCCAACGGCCTTCCGGCCCCGGAGTGCACATGCGGCAAGTGCGGCAGTGACGCAGGGGTTCAACTTCGCGGGTGCAAGCCGCCTTCATGCTACAGAACTTGCAGCCGAAACTCGACCCGTCATCGCTGATTCCGGCAGGGCGCAGCCGAGCCTCTGTAAGTTTGACGATTCGCGCTCGCAGTCGTTCCTGCTCGGCTTTGTCTTCCCGTATACGCTCGACGTAAAACTGCTCGTCGTCTTTACACACCGCGACGTAAAGCGCCCGTGTGAACCCACCGAGCGCCATGCTGATCTGAACCTGCGCATAGTGAGAGGGCTTTGCGTCAGCTACGCCTTTTTTGACGAGTGAGCTGAAGCTGTTCTTGTTGTGTGTTTTGACTTCAAGTAAGTGAGGCTTTTCGCTCTCAGGGACGTTTTTAACAACGCCATCAACTTTTGTTATAAAGTGCCCGGTAGGGTCGACAAACTCATACTGACGTCCGTCGGGTTGTTTATCCCAGACCGCGAATCCCGCACGACGCAAATCAGCTACGATTCGCGCCTCTTGTTGATGGCCGGTGTCAAAAAGGCGAAGCATGCGCCCGTCAAACTGCTCACGGGCGAAACCTCGCCAGTTGAGCCACACCTGACGGGCGCACTCTTCACCTATCCCCGACGAGCCAAGCCGCCCTAAGTACAGTTCGGTGTCTGCCTTTTCTTTCTCAATCGCATTGTAAATGCGGTTGATGACCTGCTGCTCAGGTTTGGGCGGAATGGCTACCATGACGCTCAGTCCCAGGGATTGGCCGAAGCTGCCGGTGCCCGGCTAGGAGCGGCGGCCTTCGGGGCAGCTTTCGGGGCGGCGGCTTTTGGCGCTAACGGTGCGGCAGATCCGTCGTCGCTAAACAAGAACGCTTTGATCTTGTTGCTAGCCTTGTAGCCGTTGTTTCCCGGCTCGATTGCAACCGCTGCCCGGAAAGGTTTTTCGAGCAGTTTGTCGGTGTCATCGGCCTCGGGCCTACCGCATGCCGTGGCCCAAGCTACGATTTGCTGGCGGCCGATGCGCTGCGCTTTTTCGCTAGGGTTGTTGATGTTGAAGTTTTGCCACAAGAGGCGGCCTGCGTACTCACCTTTGACGACTTCAAACTTCGCCTTGATGTAACTGCCATCGCCTCGGCTTGTGGACTTCTCCTCAGCGTCGAGCGCCTTCAAAACGTACTCACCCTCGGGAATGGGGTCATACTCGGCGGGTGCGGAAACATCAACTTCGGCGGTGTCAAATCCAAATTTTGCCATGATAGGAACTCCTTTAATTAAGCGGCAATGGGGATGAGTTTTTCGAGGTTTTCGATTTTCATCTCGATTTCCTCAGGGCAACCGTAACGGTTCTTTGCGGCGTAAGCGGGGGTTTCGATAAAGTGCAACAGCCGCTCGCCGGTCGTAACACCTCGGGTCTTTTGGTTGTTAAACCCGGTGTCAGACTTACGGATGATGACTTTGAACGCCGCGAAAGCTATGACGTCCGCCCACTCTTGCAACAGCGCATTACAACGGTTAGGCAGCTTGGGCTGATACCGATCGTAAGGTTCGGTGCGAGGGTCTTCGAACTTCACGACCGCCGCATGCGCAATCAACACAACGTTCATTCCGCGTTTAAGCCGAAGCACATCGAGCCCTTGCAGGATTTCGCGAAACTCCTCCGCCACCAACATCTGCCCCTTGCCGTAGGCGAGGTCTTTGGCCTCGTGGGTAGCCTCAACATTGCTAACAATTAACGGCTCAATGAGCCAGTCAACCGAGTCAACTACAACGGTCTTGAACTGGTGGTCTTCTTTGATTAGCGTCTTGATGCTGTCGACAACATCGCTAATCTTAGTTGCTCGGGGAAAGCTCGTCACGTCGAGCGAGTCTAAGCCGTCTTCGGTGCTGATGAAGATTGGAGCCGGGAACTGGCTGGCGAGCGTTGACTTGCCGATACCGTGACCGCCGTAAATCACAAACCGAGGTGGAACGGCCTGCTTACCACGACGCAGCGTGTCCTGCCAGCTGCTAGGGGTGGGTTGCTTCTCTTTTGACATTTTGTTTCTCCTTTCTGAGTAGAGGCGGTTAGTCATCCGCCGTTGCGAAATCGTCGTGGTCATCGGCGTCTTGCCCGAAATCCCACTGGTGAGTGATGTACTGGAACAGTTCGCGGTCCCAGCTCAAAAGATTTATCTTATCATCCTGCTCGGCAGCCAAGGCGGCACAAACCGCACACAACGACGGATCGCCAACCATGAGCAGGTAGTCCCCTGGTTGCCATTCACGCAAAACGCGCCGCGCTTTAGCGATCATCATGCGGGTGTTATACGGTTTACGCGGGCGGCTGAAGACGGCTCGCAGTTGTCCGAACCGACGCGCATCGCTGAGGTCTTTGCTGTTGTCGACCTGAACCACGAAAACCGTTCGCGTATTACCGATCTGCTGTAGAGGTGTTGTCATTTTTGCGTTTCCTAGGTTGTTTAGGGGGTGGGGCGATGAGCGCTAGCTCTTCAGGCGTGAGATAACTGTCACACCCTACGGCCACCGCAATTTTGATAGCCTCGCGCTGATACCACCCGTAGTCGAGATCAGCCGGGTGTTTTACAAAATCTGTGACCGTCATGCACGCACGAGCGCCGTCGGTCTTCGGGACTTTGTTACCGTTCTTCACATAGCGTATCGGCTCGAGAGCTGGGTCGCTCGACTGGTACCAACGCACGACGCGCCCCAAGTATGCGCCGGCCTGAGCACCGCCCCCAGTAACGTTACGCGCTGAGATGAAATCTTTGAACGGCGCGGCATATATTGTTTCGAGCAACGGTGTGCCTCGCGCTAACCACTGCCCGACGGCATCAGCACAGACTTGAGCAGTGGGGTTCTTTTTCAGCGATAACGGCGCGTAAATACCCTTAACCTTCAGCGAACGGTCTGGTTTAACGGCAATGTAGTTGTTGACGTCTTTCATCGCGAGTACGCGATAGGGCGTAAACTCAAACACAAATCGCGAAATCTCGCTGAACCGGCTGATGATTTTTTGTACCGTGGTTTCCAAGGTTGCGGGATATCGGGTAGCGATTCCGTCGGTGTTTGCGGAAAGCGTGGTCGCGCCTGCTAGCTCGAGCCACTCAATCAGCATAAGCAAAGTAAATTGCCCAGTCAGCGTTACGGCCAACATTAGGTCTGGCGAGTACAACACCGAGTATCGACTAGCGAGCTTGCCGAACGTACCGTTGAGCGAAATCTTGAGCGTTGCGTCCGTGGTCTTATCACCAGAACGCTTGGCTTCCAATCGCCGCTCATATATCTTGCGATACTCGCGGACGAAATTCTCACCTAGACCAGCAGGTACAAAACCGCACTCAAGGATGATGCTGGGGTAAAAGCTAGCGGCGTCGATATCGCAGATTACGTCGGCCCCCGCCACGTGACAAACTTTCCGATCATGAACGCTGTGTATACCACCCACGCCAAGTTGATACTCGCCAGTACCGAACAAGATAGTTGCATGGCCCAGAAACTCGGGCAGTACCACATGCCCGGTGTTCGGGTTCATCTCAAACGTATGCGCCGCCACGCGCTCAAGAAGCTGTTGAAGTGCCGCGTCTTGGAACTTCAAGAACTTAGGCGGTGTATACCGCACGCTCTTCGGCACTTCGTTTTCGCGACGCTCGAGTCTCATGCTGCTGATATAAGCCTGCTCGGCCATTTGGGAATCGGACTTGCTGCGCATGTCGGTTCCATAACGCCGGCTCATCTCAACGCGCAGCAGAACTTCTTTTTCTAGTTGGTTCAGCAGTTCGGCGGTCGTCTCAACGTCGTTATGGCAATACTCAAGAAGAGTCGCCTCCTGATCGGGGTGTATGAGTTCAGCATGATGAATGGGGAGATCTTGCAGCCGAGGCATATGCATCCGCGCCCCATAAGCCTTCAGACTCACAAACGACGGCGCAACCTCAATCAGGTCGATCCAGTCAAACCGAATTTCCGGCAGCATGAACTTACGCATCGCGGCCCAAGGCGCTAGGCGGTTGCTGATGATATCGTCGGCGATGCGTTTGATTTCAGCCTCTGTGCGGGTGTTGCAGAACGCCGCCACAATGATGTTGTCGAACTCCCGCGAGTTGAACCCTACAAACGTACCCCCAGAGGTGAGCAGCTTTTTGAGTCGCGCAGGAGCCTCTGGCTCGTGACGCCAAAGGTCAAACCACTCGCCGGTGTCTACGTTTTTGGCGCAGAACAACGTGCGGTTTCGGTAAGTCTCAGTATCAAACACCCAAGTGCTCATCTGTCTTGATTGGTGTAGCTGGAAGTAGGCTCAGCACCTTCGGACTGCTCAGTGTGTCGAGCGATCTCGATATATTTCTCAAGGAAGTGTTGCGCTTTGAGCAGGTCCGTGAGACCGTTCTTACGTTTCCAACGTGTTACATACTTAGTGATCTGGCCCTGAAAGTAGTCAAGGTCGTTAGCGACGACATAATCCCAATGCTGAATGCCTGAACGGTAGTGTGAGCCGGCGACTTGTTTTTCGTTAGCGCTCATAACGTAACCCTTTAATGGTGTTGAAAAGGTCAAGCTCACGCCCTACCAAAATTAGCTCATGGGCGTAAGCAACATAACGGTCGTGGACTTCGAGCATCCGCCGGTTGCCGAGCTGAACCTCGCGTAGGCAAAACACCGCCCCGTGAGCTATGTCGGCGAGCTTGAGCGTGCGCTGATCGCAGGCGTTGAGCTCGGGGTACGCGATTCCGGCATCGAGCATTAGCCGCCGCTCGAGTTTATCAACTTGATCGCCTATGCCGTATTCGCGTTTCGCCGGTGAGGGGATGTCGCCCGTGTGCTGCTCGGCGAGATCATGAAACAGCGCAGCCAAAATCAGTTGGCGGCTAGCGTCCGGGTTCAGCAGTAGAGTAAAACACGCAACACCATGCGAATGGTGACCGACGGTTTCGTTTTGCAGCGTTGTGAGCGTGTGAAAGCGTTTGACTTCGCTTCCGTTAATGATGAACTGAAGGGTTTTTCTCATTTCGGTAGTCTTGAGTTAAAAGTTATAAAGCTAGAGTATAAAAGTATAAGCCGCATTTCCTGAAACGCAAAATTAGCGTCTCCGAGCCGCTTCGCGTCGCTCAACCCAGTCCATAGCAGCGCTGCGCCAGTCGGTAGCACGAACCGAAGCTGCCTCAGCCCGGCCAGTCTCTCCTGCTCGCCGAGCCGCACTGACCATAGCCATCGGGCGGGCGACTTCGCTCAGGAAAGTGTTACGGTACGGGTTGTTAGCCAGCGGGTCAACGCAGAACCACTCGCATTCGTAAAGGAACAGTTGCGGGTCCGGCTCGGTCATCAGCGGGCGTGGTGTAACCATTCCCCGCCAGTAACGATCAAAGTCACCGGCCTGGGGCGGTAGCGTAATGTACTGGTCAGCTTTGTAGAGGTTGCGGTAAAGGTGAAGATTCGCGCTCACTTGGCGGTAAACTCCTAATGGAACCTGAAGTGCTGTGGCGACAAACTCCTGCAGCACGCTGAAGTGAACAACATTAGCACCAAGCGCACCCCACCAGATGTCGTTGCTACGGTTCAGCACGGTCATGTCGAGCTGCCCGGCTTGAGTTTCAAAGATCACTTGCGTGTTGCAGGCTTTGTCGTTGGTTGTCCTTGTAAGATCGGCAGCGTCCCAGATCTGCACCACCGCCTGACGACTTCGGGGGTCGCGACGTAATACGTCTATCACTGCGAGCAATTGGTCAAAGCCGAAGTGCCGACGCCATCGGTAACCGTATGCAGCGTTAAACGTTACGCCGTCGTCGCTGTATTGCCGGATGCGGCTGTTAAACCGCTCCAGAAACGCGACGTCATTGCGCCCCGCCAACATCCAAATCGATTCCATCAAATGGAAGATCGGATTGGCGTCGCGCCCTTCGTGGAACAATACGCGCTCTTGAGGCTTGAGGTACGTGATGATGAACGTATCGGTAAAAGTAATTGCCGGACCGTTACGCGTATTGCGCTCGTGTGTAGGATACGTGCGGAGCTTCCAGAAAACCTCCGCGAAGGCCTCGTTGACGTTCGTTGCGGTGATTGTGTAGGCCATGGGTTTAGAACTCCTTTTCGGGCTTGTAGCGGGTTTTAGGCACGCCCTCTCCAACTACAGTGCGTGCATACTTGCTGTATTCGCACATGACGTTTTGCACATCATGAAGTGTGAGGTCGGTAATGTCGAGCTGCGTCTCGATTGCGTCTTTGATTTCGATGAGCTTTTTGTTGAACTGAACTTGGTTCCAAGGCATCGTTGACTTACGACCCGTAAGATAGTTAAGCCCTTTAGTGCTACCGGGGCCGATCGGAGCGTATGTGTAGAGGTCTTCTGCCATGCCGAGCTGTTTTTCGGTAT